CAGCAATCTATTGCTGGTTATAAGGTTGCCGACTTAACCGAGCTTAAACGCCGGGTAAGTCGGACAAAAGCCGGAATGCCGAGAATAATACCGGCTGGAGTCCGGAGAAGAATCCGTGAAGGTGACGTCCAGAGTCTTAAACTCTGGATGACCTTGTTGGGGATGTATCGAATCCTGGAATTCCGTGGTAAGTTGAATTTATCAACTATCACAGATCCTGGGACCGATATATCGGATGCGTACCATCAACGTTGGGAAACGTTTTTGGAAAACATCTTTTTCCCGACTCTCCAAAAAGTATTTACTCCCGGTTCAAAAGTTGAGTTGCCCCAGCCAACCCCCTTCCCAATATTGAGATCAGGACCTCAAACAGTTGAGGATCAGATTATGAAGACTTCGACAGTGTCGACGTCTTTCTATAGTCTGGTCCGATCTGCTAAAGCGTGACAGACCAATCCTGGTTTAAAAGCGACTCTTAAGGAGTTGCTCCAGTTATGGTCTGATCACAATTTAAGAGGTCTCTTTCCTCCAATCATGGAAAGGATCGGTTGAGCTTCCTCTAATAATTGACACTACTATAAATCCAAACCAATGGACTTTAGTAATGCTGTTAATGAGGGGGCTGCTATAGGACTAGCTAAACTCGGCTTCAAGGAGGAAGCTGCGGGTAAGGTTAGGGTATTTGCTATGGTAGATCCATTTACCCAATGGGTCATGAGACCAATCCATTTGGCAATTTTCACGATTCTTCGTGGAATTCCTATGGATGGTACTTTTGACCAAACCCGACCAGTCAATAGACTTAGACACCTCGATCCAAAAGATCGATGGTTCTATTCCATTGACCTGTCAGCTGCCACGGATAGATTACCAATTTCATTACAGATTCCAGTGATGGAACGAGTATTTAATTGAGTAGAGTTTCCTAACTCTAAGAGGGCTGCCCAGTTATGGGCCGAACTCTTAGTTGGGAGAGCCTACGCTGTAAAATATCCAAAGGCAAAAGACAGAGGGTTTGATTTACCAGACGGTGATCTTCCAGAAAGTGTGACTTACTCAGTAGGTCAACCTATGGGAGCTCTATCGTCTTGAGCAATGTTAGCCTTAACCCACCATGCTATAGTGCATTGGGCGGCACATCGGGCGAAAGACAAAAATCCTAAAGCTAATATACCGATCGCCTTCCGAGACTATGCAGTCCTCGGAGACGATATCGCTATATTGAATAAATTCGTTGCTAGGGAGTATCTTCTGATCCTTAAAGAAATTGGTGTAAAGGCTGGATTGGCTAAATCCATAGTTAGTAAAGATCACTTCTACGTAGAGTTTGCGAAGAAATTCTTCGTACCCTCTGGTAGAGCTGATATGTTACCTCTTAAGGAGGTCATTGCTACATTAAGTAGTACATTACTAGTCTGTGAATTTGTCCGTCAGCACTCTTTACCGCTTGGAGCCATTTTAACGGTTCTTGGTTACGGTTATAAATCGAAAATGAGGGCTTATACAGCCCAATTTAGACATATTAATCGTAGACTTCGAACATTGTTAATCTGGTTCCGGTCCCCGAAAGGGGCATTTCCATTAACTATCCCGGAGTGAATCCGTTCTTCAGGATTCAACTCTAGATGGGATATTAGTGATGATCATGAAGCTTGGCAGTATATCTGAGAAGCTCTCATGATAGAGGTTCAAATTTTAATGAACCGATATTATGATGCAGCTGAAAAGTTCCGTAAGGCAGCATCCACTGCCGGAGCATTACGCTCCGACGAGGATATGCCCGAAGGAACTCCAATATCTAGACACCCTCCGTATCTTACGGAGAGGCTAGTACGTGACGATTCGATCAACCAATTTGTGACAGAACCTGTCCCATTTAGCGCTCTAGTAGCTCCGACGGATTACGATCCGTATGAGTCTACTGGAATTGCTGATGCTTCAGAGTTCAATCGTAAATATGGTGTGGCCGATATTGTCGACGTACCAGCAGTCCAGATGCCAAAATCATTGATTGAGGCTGCCTTATTTGAACAGGTTTTCGCCATTAATGACGAGAGCCTGGCAGATAAGAAATTCGTCACTAAATGTGAGGAATTAACAGCTTGAATCTTTGACTTTGATAAATTGGCTCAAGATATACCTACAAGTTACTGACCCCAGTTAAGGGCAGCTGAGAAACCGATGCGCGAGTTCATTCAAACAGCAAAAATCCATGAGATTTTCTCACGGATCTTTACGATTTATGGGATCAACCCGAGGCTAAAACCTGTAAGTCCTAGTGACTGCAGTGGAAACACTCTTGTTGTATCTCCTTCTAGCCCTGCGTTCATTGAGCCTGTCTGTTTGGACAGTTACTCTGATAAAGAGGACTGTTACGAAGATATGGCAAAAAGAGTTATGAAGTTATCCACTTCATGACACTTTACATGATCGCAGCCTTGAGGGTTTAACGATTTGACTGGACACCAGTGATACGATTATCTAGAGACTTGTTGAAGATCCGAAAGGAACCTTCCTCAAACTCATGGTAACGTATCTTTAAGATCCAAGAGCGATGTACATGCTTACATGTATCATTGCAATTGCGAAATTAAAGCTGTAAGGCGTCAAATGGATCAACAAGTACCCAACACGTAGTAGACTCCTACACTTTCATGTGTAGTCTCTACTAGACGGTTGGAAATTATCGATGTGCATCTGAG